TCGTCGTTATTGATATCAATCATCCATGTGAATCCTTTCTCCCGCCCGTCGTCGGTGGTCATAATGTCCGGCTGATGCTCACGCAGCCATGCCTGTACCGGCACAAATATCAAATCGAGGTCGCCGGTAAAGTCAGTCACCACCACGTTAAGCACGTACACCTTTTCAAACGACAGCGAGCTCTCCAGTCGGGAATCCGTATGCCCGTTATCAGCGAACAGGCGCAGCATATCGGGGTTGTTTCGGAGCTGCGGCACGGCGTTAATCAGCGCCTTGCGCAGGCTTTTGTGCTTCTGCATCGAGTTCATCCTGACAGTGTTTGACGATTTTGACCTGTAGCGCGCAGGCGGTCAGCGCGCCCTCAAGGCGGCGGATATCAGCGCTCAGGTCACCATTAGTTTTCGGATCACTTCCCGGCATCGGGCAAAGGCTCACCCTCGGGCATCCGCTGACCACAATCACCGGCGCTGGCGCAGGCGGCGCGGGTGTGCAGCCTGCGCACAGCATCAGGCAGAGGAGCGTTATACCAGCGGCGAAAGGCTTCATTTTCATCAAGTAACCTCGTTATCGTCTGCTCGCGGCGGTTTGCTTCTGCGCCTGCCTTTGCGAGCTGTTCGCGCAGTGCCACCTGCGCGGATTCATTACGTCGGGCGAGCTGGCCGGCGACACTGAGCTGATTTTTCAGCATGCCAATCGTCGCCTTTTGCTCGCTCGCAACGCGGTTTGCCGTCTCAAAGGAGCGGGATAAATTGCCATTCTCATGGCGCAACCACATCAGACCGAGCACGGCCAGCACAAACAGCGTTATCAGGACTTTCATGCCACCACCCCGCCAGCCGTGCGCCAGACGGTAACCAGCTTTTCGAGACTGTGCTCGCGCTGGCCGTAACCGGCACCCGGCAATGACGCCCAGATATTCCGGCAACGGGAAACAGCACGCTCAATACGCCCCGCCCGGATATCGTCAATAGCACCGCGCTCCCGGATTAACTGGATCGCGAGCTTGTCCTGCGACAGTGGGCTGAAATCAGGCAATGCGAGCTGTTTTTTATAGTGCGGCCAGAACATATAAAGCTGCTGGTAACGCCCCGATGCCGTGGATTTCTCGCCACCGGCGATTAAACACTTTCGCGGGTCGGCCATGTGCGAAAGGGTGGTCGCTGTAATCGGTGAAAATCTCTGGCCTGCCATCAAGGCCGGTAACAATGACGTCGTAGCCACGGTTTTTCGTCAGCGGATGGTTCGCCGTTCCTTCGGAATACGCCAGCATGTCCAGAAAGGCGGCGATATTCTGGTGAGTATTAATGACCGGCATCGCCTTCCCCCTTCTGTGACTTAAAGCGGCGCTGAATGGCGATTTCCACCACCTGATAACCGGCAATACCGAGCATGGATCCAATACCGCACACAGCGGGCAGTGACATATCAGGAAACTGCACCAGAACAACACCGGCGACCATTGAGACAAAACCGCCGAGCAACATGCGTCCGACAAACAGGCGCGGGGTGATGGGCTCACCACCTGCCAGCACTTTTCCGACCACAATCAGTGCCCCAATCACAAACAGTGACAGGACGCCTTTTTCCCCTTCTGTCATGGTTTACTCCCAAAGATTGATAGTTTCAGTTACGGGTGAAGACGGCACATCGGGCAGGTCAATTGCCGTTCCATGCGGCAGAATGACGCCCAGCTCAGACAGGCCGGGATTAGCCTGCAGCACAGTTTCAACAACGCCCTCAGTGCGCCCGTAATACCGGGCGCAAATCACGTCGAGGGTGTCGCCCTGCATCGACCTGACCTTCATCAGAGCTGGCCCACGATGCAGCGCGGTTTGTCCTGCAGACGCGCGACCGACCAGCGCATATCCCGCCACAGGTCATCAATGGTGGTTTCGACGTTGTCGGCTTTTTTGTCACCCTTGCCGGTGGCTTCAACACCGCGATAGCGCTCATACAGGGTGGCGGTTGCCATCGCCGTTACGGCTCTCAGATAGTGGAAAATACGCACATTCTCGCCATCGATTTCCTCAGCAGGCACGTCGGCCAGATGCTTAAACCCGGCGGCAGTCTGGCGCAGCCGGTAGTCGTAAAGCTCCGCATTGGTTTCCGCCATGCCAGTTCTGATGGCATGGCGCAGGCGCGCATCGGAAACCGTCTGTTCAAGCCGCATCAGCTCGCGCACACGCTTCGGATCCACATCAGGGAAAAAGAACGTGTTTTTAATTACTGCATCGCCCGTCTCCAGTACGGGAATCACCACGCCCGGTACGTCCTGCGGTTCGTCGGGCTGGTTCAGAATCACTGTCGTCATGACAACCTCATCAGGTTGGGCGGTGGACGCCGGTCGCCGTCAGGGTCAAAACCCGCTTTGACCGGCGTGCCGCCCGGCTCGGGGAGCGTTCAGTTAACCGGCGGTTTTTACCGCCTTTGGTGGACGCCCGCGCTTTGCTGCCGGTCTGGCGACAGGTTTGCGCGTGCGCGGTTTAGTCGTTTTACGGGGTGGTGCCTCCGCTTTTGGCTTCAGTGCGCGTTCCAGCCGCTCAATCTCTTTGCGCACACCGGCATTGCGGTCGAGCTGCATCGCACGTTGAAACTGAGCCAGTGCCTCAGCATTCTGACCGATATCGCGCAGGGTCAGGCCGGTCACCTTATGCAGACGGGCGCGCACCATATCGGGAACGTCAGCGCCGTCGGTCAGGCTGAGGGTGGTCAGCAGTAATGCGAGGTCGACAGGCTCACCGGCATCGCGCAGGCGCAGTGCGGCAAGCGCCACCTCCTCAACCAGCATGTAAGGCGTCGTGCGGCGATGGTCAGTGGTGAGGCCGTATTTCAGCGCATAGGGCGCAATTTCCAGCGCGCCAGCGATATCACCGGCATCAAGACGCCACAGCATGACGGTCATGACAATGTCATCCTGCGCACCGCGACCATCAGCCAGCACACCGGCGACCCACGGCGCATAGAACGGCAGCAGCTCGCGCTTTTTCTCGGCTTTACGTTCGTTTGAACGGATGTTTTTTAACGTGCGGCGGTCATCGGCCAGCTTAACCAGCATCTGCTCATAGGCGGTTGCATGGCGCAGTGGGGCTTGCTCCCGCTGCGCGGCTTGAGAGGCCGAGACCCGCATCATGTGACGCTGTGCGGGGCTCGTCATGGTTTAGACTCCGCTTTCCGGTGCTGCAGGTGCGGTGAAATCGCCCAGGGTGATGTTTTCCAGCAGGCACCCGGCGGCATACGCCTCGACCACATAGTCGATATTCATCGACTCGTAGTTTTCCACGCGGTCACGCTTGGGGTTTTCGATGACTGAACGCCGATGACCATCATCCATGAAGTAGATTGAGAGATTTTCCATCGTGGTCACCAGTACAGCATTCGCAGGGAAGTACGGCACGCGCACGGCAGGCAGGTTGCCGATGCGTTTCTGGCTGATGATGGTATCCGCAGCGAGCGACTCGCTGTTTTCCTGCTGCTTGTTAACCAGCGGGAAATATTTATCGGCCAGCAGCTTACGGCCAACGATGGCAACCAGTTTGGTTGAGTCCTGATAAACCTCATCAATCAGGGTACCTGTCGCATCCATTACCAACGCGTCAAGATTCTCATAGTCGCCGTTTTTACCGACACGAATCACATCGGAAACGACTTGACCCTCATCGTCGGTGATTTTACTCATCACGCGCGCCGGTGCTTCGTTACGGTACTTCTGCAGCCAGCCGACCGCTACATCCTGCAACATTGGATTAGTTTTGCGATTCGAGGTCGGCGCACGATGAGTACCGTTAAATCCGGCCATGATGAAATCCAGTGCCTGACGCTGGATAATCGCGTCACGGATGCGGCGCTGGAAGTCCTGAAAACGCGCCCACAGGTCGAGCGTCTTGTAGCGCAGGTGGAAGTCAAAGTTGACCTGGTTGCACTCGTACAAATTGGACTCAAGCGCGACAAAGTCAGCAGTTTCACGCTCATCGTCACCTGAGGTGTCGGTCGTGCTGGCAATAGTGCCATCCACACCCACACCGATTTTTTCACCTTTCAGCTCATCAACCGGAAAAATGTTAATCATCTGCAGAAATGCGGATGACGCCTGCACGGTGTTCATCAGCGTTTGCGTGACGGACGGCTCGACGGTGAATTTTTTGCTAACGTCATCAACGCTGATGCCGTTCAGTTTGGCGAGCTGGGTCAGATAGGCATTGAACTTAAAACGGGTTTCCTGACGCATAGTATTTCCTGTTTGAATTAATCGGTTAGTCACAGCATCGGGCGGGATTGCCGCCCGGTTCCAATCTGCGGTTTATCAGCAGTCGGTCAGCAGCTCGTCGCCACCGCCGCCGCTGGCTTTCGTGCGTCGCGGCTGGCTGAAACTTTCGGTTTTGTCGAGGGTGGTTTTCAGGGCGGAAAATGCCTGGCTGGTTTCTTCAACCTTGCCGGTCAGTTCCTGTTTAAAGGTGGCTAGCGCGGTTTCCATATCGGAAAGACGCTTATCCTGCGCAGTGAGACTGGTCTGCACATGTTCGCTGACGGCGGTCACCGCCTCATGCACATCACTCATGCGCGCATCGTCGCTGACCTGCTTACGGCTGAAAATGGCTTTCACCTTGTCGGCCAGGCTGTTAAGCACTGTGTCGGGAACGTCTTCAAATTCCAGTTCGGCCAGCGTGGCGACTGAAAAGACATTTTCAGGACTGGCCTTAAAGCGCTGCAGCGGGTTGTGCTTCGCCTTACGGCAGAATTCGAGGTATTCAGTGCCGAGGCTCGCAGGGTCATCAGTGACCGCAAGGCCGACAAGATAGCATTTGCCGGTGTTACCAAAATTCGGCTGAATTTCCATAGAGGTATAGACCTTCTGCGCGGCTTTATTCATCGCGATAAGGTCATCGGTTGGGGTGATTCTGGCGAACAACGCCCATTTGCCATTCAGCGCAGAATCGTCGTCAATCTTTTCGGCTTTCAGCTCAACCACATCGCCATAACGTTTAAACATGCCGTCGGGCAAAAGGCCGCGAATGTGTTCAAGGTTGATACGGCAACCGTAGACGCGCGGGTCATAGGTTTCGGCCATTTCCTGAATATCGCTGGCGCTGATAATGCGCCCGTCGCAGGTATCACCCTCGACGCCGATGCGAAAGAATTTTGAGACTTTTTTTGCCATTGTCAGGAGTCCTGAGGTTGGGGTTACGGGTCAACGCCAGTTTCCAGTCTCAGGACTCGCCAGACCACCAATGACGACTGGATAACCTCCCACACAACAGCACCTTAGCGAATCACTGACGGCCATTAAGTAGCCTTGCCCTGAATCCACTACGGCGAGGCATCAATGACCATTTCCACCGATACAACCTTATTGCATGACCCGCGACGACAGGCATCGCTGCTTTACTGGCAGGGCTTTTCCGTGCCACAGATTGCCGAAATGCTGCAGGTCAAGCGCCCGACCGTGCAGAGCTGGAAACAGCGCGACGGCTGGGACGGCATCGCACCGATTTCCCGTGTCGAAAGCAGCCTTGAGGCGCGCCTGATTCAGCTCATCGCCAAGCCGCAAAAGTCAGGCGGCGACTTCAAAGAGATTGACCTGCTCGGGCGGCAGATTGAGCGACTGGCGCGCGTCAACCGCTACAGCCAGACCGGCAACGAGGCCGACCTTAACCCCAACGTTGCCAACCGTAACAAGGGGGAGCGTAAGAGGCCGAAAAAGAACTTTTTCAGCGATGAGGCTGTCGCAAAGCTGGAAGAAATTTTCTTCGACCAGTCTTTCGAATACCAGTTGCAGTGGTACCGGGCAGGACTGGCGCACCGTATTCGCGATATTCTCAAATCCCGCCAGATTGGCGCGACGTTCTACTTTTCCCGCGAGGCACTGCTGCGCGCGCTCAAGACCGGCCATAACCAGATTTTTCTGTCGGCCAGTAAAACGCAGGCTTACGTGTTCCGGGAATACATCATCCAGTTTGCGCGACTGGTTGACGTCGACCTGACCGGCGACCCGATTGTCATCGGCAACAACGGCGCAAAGCTGATTTTTCTCGGCACCAATTCCAACACCGCAC